TTATACAAGAGTGGCGGGGTTTTTTATGCAATTGATTTTGATTAATCAATATTTATGGATATATTTGAGTTATGAAAAATTTTAGAAATAGTGGTTATAAAGTAACCAAAGAAGGTAATGTTTTCACTAAAAGGGGTAAGGAGAAACTCATACAACATGTTAATGGTTATGCTCAACTTATGTTGTATATAAATAAAAAAATGAGATTCTTTTATGTACACAGAATCGTTGCTGAATTATTTGTTCCCAATCCTGAAGGATATAAATTTGTTAAACACAAAGATGGGAATAGATTTAATAATGATGCAACCAATTTGGAATGGGCTCCATTACTAACTGATAAAAATAAACGTAGAAGAAATTACAAAAGAAATATACCTGATGATGTTGTTGAAATAATTAGACAACGATATAGAAACGGTGAGAAACAACAAGTTCTTGCCGATGAATGGAATGTGTCCCAAAGTTATATATGCAATTTGGTAAACAATCAATTTAGGAAAATAAAAAACCCCACCGAATAAGTGGGGTTTATAATTATGATTGGGTTTGAACTTTTCGAAAAAATCTAATTAATAGACCAATCACAATTCCTAAACAAATTGGACCAATACCATATCTAAATTTATTGGAATGTATAAAAACTTGAATACTGTCGATTGTCTTTTCTAATTGTGTTCTGGTTGCCCATTTATAATTGAACTCCCAATCTTCCAAATAAAATTTACGGTTTCTTTCGTTTTGTTCTAAATCCATTTTTTTGGATTCAGGATAATTACTTTTCCAACCAGAACTATATTCTTTAATAATCTCTTGTTTTTTGGAATCATAATACTGAATCAATTCCTCTTTATAAATTTTAGAAGATTGCTCATCAAACTGTTCCCAATCATAAGATGGTTTCATTGTTTGTGCCATGGCTGTGGTTGTTACTAAAGTGAACAACAAACTTACAAATAGAGTTTTCATGTTTTTTATTTTTGATTTCATACACAAAGATATTCTAGTTTTTTTGAGATATCCAAATTTTTTTTAAAATATTTTGCCAGACTAAAATAAAAAATCCCACCTGTTAGAGTGGGACTTCATTCATAGATTGGTTTTGTGTTTGGTTAAGATTGTAACTGTTTTTTCAGTTCACGATTTTCATTCTCCAATCGAATTACATGATTCTCCAATTCGTCAATTCTCTTGACCATGGATTTCATTTCTTCTTTTAGTTGTTGAATCTCAAGTTTTTGTGCGGTTGCGGTTTCTTTCCACATCTCCAACACGGCTTGAGCGTTCTGTACTTCAATTGATTGTTTGGTAAATCTTCCTGATGTTACCCAACCAATAATACCGGCTATGATAGCCGTAACTATTTCTGATACTGGTAATTGACTCATTAATGTACGTTTCCTGAATTATTTGGTGAACCATACCATTGTGGAAATGGACTGTCAACACATAGTGGTGAAGTACATCCATACATTTTACCGTTTTTCCAATAGTAGTTACTACCAGGTAATGTTATTGGTGATTGGAATGGAGATTGAGGGATTGGGGGTAATTGTCCATCGTTCAAGTTTCCGTTGTTATATTCAGGATATAAACCTGACCTGAATATTAAATGTCTTCTTAATAAATTATCTTGGAACTCGGCATCATTTTTTGCTTGGTTCTTAATGTGCAAGAATAATTTAAAATCAATATTACTACCTTGTTCAGAACGATTCTGTACAATTCCAACTGACATTAGTTTGGCCATGAAGTTATCCACAGCCCTGAACAAAGCATAACCAATTAATGCTGGTTGAATATATTTGTCCAATAAGGTTTTGTAGTTTGAATTGCCAGCATCACCAATGGTTCCGTTATCAACCAAATCCAAAATATGTTGATATAGATTTGTACCCAAGGATTCTTGGATTTCTATATTCTGAGAAACCATAATAGCGTATCTTAACTCATCCGATTGAACGTTCTCGTTAATGTACGAATAGGTCTTTAATAATTCTTCTGATATTAATAATACGTTATTCATTATGATAAGATTTGATTTTGTTGTATAACTAAGCTTATTTCTTGGTCAGGATAGATGAGTTCAAGTATAGGTTGTATTTCTCTGTTCATGAAGTTCTGAATTGGTTTAACAGATGTATTCATAAATAACTTATATGCAGTTTCCAATTGGTCTGCACTACTTGTAAACCCACCAGGATTTGGAAGACCAATTAAACTACCATCGATAATCTTATGACCACTCATGATTTGTTTTTGAACCAAATCGAATATGTTTGAGAAGTATCCTGATTCAACTGTTGATTGAATTTGAGTGATATCAGGTTTTTGTTCTGATTCACCATAAGATACAATTACACGACCAGCATTCTCAGGACCCATATATCTATCTTCAATTGAACGTAAAATTTGATTCTGTTCGTTTGTACTGTCAGGTGCGTTCATGTTAAAGTGTACCCATAGAGATGGTGATAAACCATTCTGAATGTTACTTAAGTTGAATACAGTAATTGCATGGTTCAATCTAACATCATTGATTACAGATAACCAATCGGGTGCTCCATAATAATCATATCCTGATTGATATTGTTTGATATGGACAATTTGTCTATCTGTGAAATTCTTTGGGTCAAATTCAGAAAATTCAACTATTCCCGCTTTTCTCCAATTGGCCCAATCTCTACAATACATGAATTTGGTTACAGGTTCACCCATTTCTTTTGGTTTACCTAATCTCATATAACGAGATGGGATTACGTGGAAACCAGCAAGACCTTGAGACCTATCTTGTTTCCATACAACTTCCAAAAATAGATTACCAGTTGTAATAAACTCATAATACATTTTTCTTGCAACATCATTGATATACTCTTTGCTGTTAACTTTATAATCGGTCATATAACCCATTCCAACAGCGTTATCCACTTTGGAACGAACACATGCGTTTTGTATTGGTGATGCATCATTCAACAGATATAGTTCATTTACGAACATATTATCTCCACCCCAACGTATGAATACCTCGTTGCGGTTAAACACCTCCTGAAAACTAGTCAGGGTGTTTGCACCAAATTTTAATTTTTCAATGTTAATCATCCTTGATATACTTTAAATATTTGACTCGATGAATTGCCAGTGTAACTAACAATATCGTTATATACAGGATTGGTTCCAATTACATTGGCCATTCCTTCATATACCACATCGAATGCTGTTATTGGGTTCAAATTTGTCGAAGACGCTTGTTCATAGATTTTCACATAATATTGACCCGGTATTAAGTGCAAGTTTACTGGTGTTATAGTTCCTGTTGCGATGAATACTTCTGCACTTGCAGAATCAACATCAATTTGAAATTGGTCATAACTTGGTTCATACCCAATTGCACCAGTAGCTGGTAACAGGTATGGAATGAACTTCCAATTCTGTTTTGTTAACTTGTGGGTCATTGTCCACAAATAATACACATTACCTGTTAGTTGTTTGTTACGACTACAAGTTGCCACCACTGTGTTTAATTCGGATTGATTTATAGGTATCATCTTAAATTATATTAAAGTATCTGTCCAAACTACCGAAACTATATCACCATTAGATGGTGTTACAGGTGGATAATATGTTTCAGCTAATGGATTCCCGCTTGTTATATTTGATGTTGTACTAATAGTATGAGTATCTACAGTAACATTATTAATTTTTGTCACTATAGTAGATTGTGTTCTTTGAGTAAACGCATTCACACTTACCCTTCGACTTACATTTAAAGTACCCGCTAAACATGAACTTCCTAAACTTTGTGATACTTGAGTCGCACCACCACTACTTGAAGATGTAGTAAATGTATTACAAGTAATTGTACAACCAGCTACACTCATGGATGCATCCATTAAATCATAAGTTTTACTAGTACCACCTGAACTTCCAATAAATCCAACATCATATTGTAAGGTGAATGATGGAGAAGATGGTGTAACCGTAGGTGTTGGTGTCGGAGTTACCGATTCAGATGGTGTTATACTCGGTGTAGGAGTCACTGATGGACTTGAAGTTGGAGTAGGTGTAGGTGTGGTAGCTGGTGGATTGAATGTTGGTTTATAACCAATATCAAACACAGTTCTACTAATGACATTTAAATCATTTGTTGCTCCTGACCATGTAATACCATCATATGAATAACCAATTGTATTTTTATTACTTACATTGGATGTACCCACTGAATTACCACATAAGAACATTGAACCATTCCAAGTTACATTATATGCAACATCGAGAGTATCACCACTGAATATAGCATTACCATTTGTTGAACCTGACCATGTCAATCCATCATATGAATATCCTAAGATATTTGTACCATTACCACAAGCAACCCATATAGAACCATTCCATACTACATCTCTTACACTTGAAGTGAAAATTGAATTACCATTTGTTGAACCTGACCATGTCAATCCATCATATGAATATCCTAATTTATTGGCGGAAGCACCACCAGCTACAACCCATTTAAATCCATCCCATGATGATTTTTCAGGACCAGCACTGAATACAGTATTTCCATTTGTAGAACCTGTCCATGTTATACCATCATAAGATAATGCAATTTTTGGTGCAGTACCGGTACCACTTCCCGTAACCAAATAATATGAACCATTCCATTTAATACCTAAAAGTGTTCTTGATACAAATAAAGTATTTGAGTTACCTCCTAAAGAAGTTGCCCCACTCCATGTTATACCATCATCGGATAATATAATTCTATCAGGTGTAGATGCGGTAGACCCTGTTGAACCTACCCCAATCCATTTATTATTTCCGTATTCTACATCATAGCCAATATTTAAATAATTTTTACTATTGGTTGAACCTGACCATGTCAATCCATCATATGAATAACCCATAACCTGATTACCACTTGGTGTTGTACTACCTGCAACAACCCACATCGAACCATTCCATTTTACGGCATTTAAGATACGATTGGTTGGACCCCAAACAATATTTGCGTTTGTGTTTCCACTCCAAATTAATCCATCATAAGAATATCCTAAGGCATTATTACCAGTAGTTCCTGATTGACCAACAGCGATAAACATTGTTGATGGAGCAACACTTGTTGATGGTGTTGGGGTAACTGATGCAGTTATACTTGGTGTTGGTGAAGGACTTGGCGGAGGAATTGGACTATTCAATGGATATCTAATAATTACAATACCTTTACCACCGTTACCAGCTCTTGTGTTACCATAACCACCACCGGCTCCACCGCCACCACCGCCACCGGTTCCGTCTACACCGTCACCAGCATCGGTTGTGTTAAGCTCAGCTCCTTGTCCACCACCACCTTGACCACCTGGTGCATTGTATGCGGAGTGTGAACCACCTCCACCACCACCTGCGTACCAAGTGTTAGTTCCATTAATATCGTTTTGAACACCGTCTCCACCAGCAGCACCTTGTTTAGCAACACTACATGTGAAACCTGACATTCCTGCTCCATTACCGCCACCACCGGCACTGTCTCCACCACCACCTTGGGCAGTACCACCAGCAAATCCTTGACCTGATGTACCAGCTCCTCCTACACCCACAGGTGAGTCGGAACCACCTCCACCACCGCCAGAACCTCCTGACGCACCGTCAAATTCAAAATCACGGTTACCACCGCCACCACCACCGATTGCAATTATACTTGTTATTCCTGAACCTGAAATCGATGAATTTTCACCATTAGGTCCTCGTTTATTTTGAAATATATATGGACCACCATCACCAACTGTAACGGTATATGTCGTTGCGGAAATTGATAGTGGTGTTCCTGATACGTTGGTCAATAAACCACCGGCTCCACCACCACCCGCAGTTCCATCACCACCAGCACCACCACCTGCAACTACTAAGTATTCAATTTTACCATTTGTACCAAGATTATTAACAATGAAACTATTTGTTCCACCTGTAAATGTGTGTACATTCCAATTTTGTCCAAGAGCAGATATTGTAGTTACTGTACCACCTGATGCATCAATAGGAACAAATCCTCCTGAAGTTGATGGAGTTGGTGTAGGTGTAGGACTCACAGAAATACTTGGTGTTACACTTGGAGTTGGACTTACAGAAATACTTGGAGTAACTGTTGGTGATGGTGTAAGTGATGGAGTTATACTTGGTGATGGTGTAAGTGATGGGGTTTGAGTTGGTGTAGGAGTTGGTGATGGACATACTCCTGATTGTCCACCATCAGTAATGACCCAACCTAATCCAACCAAGTACGCTCTTGCGGCAACCGCGTTGGTATATTGTTGACCAATTACATAATCAATACAGTCATATTGTGCAGACGCTCCAAGTGTGACTAATGGTAAACCACCATCGTTATAAACATCGTTAGCAAATGCAATTAATGTTCTTGAATAATTCTCAACAGATATTGCACTATTGGTTAACATATCGTTCATACCAGTAATTGAATTGTTCAATGTCCATCCTGTAATAGGTTGGTTGTATCCTGAACAGTTAAACAATAATTGAGACCAATAATTGTTAGTTAAACTTACATTCCAATTGTTTAAACTTCTATTGAATGAACCGTTACCCATGAACATTGCTTCAAATGTGGTAACACCTGAAACATTCCAATTGGTGACATCAACGTTACTTTGGTTATCACGGAACATTAATCTCATATTGGTTGCACTTGAAGTATTCCAAGTACTAAGGTCCTGATTAAATGCTGTTGCTCCAAAGAACATTTCCGAAAAATTAGTTACGTTACTAACATTCCATGCTCCAATTGGTTGATTAAACGATGATGAACTAAACATACCAGAAACATTTGTTGCTGATGACATATCCCATCCACTAATGTTTTGGTTGAAGTTAGATGCGATAGCAAACATACCTCCAAAATTGGTTCCTGAACTTACATCCCATGTTCCAATTGGTTGATTGAATGTTGTAGCATTTAAAAACATTCCTTCAAAATTGGTTACATTACTAACATCCCACGCTCCAATTGGTTGATTGAATGCTGTTGCCGACCAAAACATATTTGTCATATTGGTTGCCGATGATGTTGTCCAACCACTAATACTTGGTGAACCACCATTGTTAAATGAACCAAAGTTATCTCTGAACATATAAGCAAAATTGCTTACGTTACTAACATTCCAATTTCCAATGTTTTGATTAAATGATGTAGTTCCCCAAAACATTTCTGCCACGCTGGTAACATTACTCATGTTCCATGTATTAAAGGCTGATGTACCAACTAAAGATGAACAACTATGGAACATAGCCGCTGTTGTTGTAACACCTGTTAATATTGGTGCGTCTGTTGCGGTAACATTAAGATTTGAACATCCATAAAATGCCCCATCAAATGCCGTCCATTGAATATCACCCCATTGAGTTATATTGGTTATTTTTTGTGTATCTTGAGCGCCTAAGAAATAAATTTTCGGAAATGTTCCTGTAATACTAATTGTATAAGTTCCTCCTGATGCGTATTGATGTGATACTGCACCAGGTGTACCTGATAATGCTGTAGAGTTTCCATCACCCCAATATACCGTTGCAGAATATCCTCCACCATTTGTTGGTAAAACAAATGTATCTGAAGCCGAACCTGAATTTGTTGTATTAACTATAAATTCAAAATTATTACTTGCAATCGGTGATGGACTTGGTGTAGGTGTCATTGTTGGAGTTGGCGTCAAGGATGGGGTTGGACTTACAGTAACACTTGGACTAATACTTGGTGTAATTGAAGGAGTAATAGATGGTGTTGGTGTTTCTGATGGTGTGATACTTGGTGTTATTGATGGAGTGATACTTGGGGTTACACTTGAAGTAGGAGTAACACTCGGACTTGTTGTTGGTGTAACGGTTGGAGTTGGTGTTCTTGTTGGGGTGACTGTAGGTGTTGGTGAAGGTATAGTTGGACAAGTTGCCCATATTGGAAGATTACCATCAATCAATGCTGAAGCGACCCTAAATGAAGGTGGTTCAGATGGTATTGGTAATACACACCAAAGAGTTAAATCTTGGTTGAATATGGTTGCTCCTTGGAACATATAATCCATAGAATTTGGACCAACAATTCCTGATGTATTCCAATTACCAATATCAACATTAAAAGATGCTGCTTTGTAGAACATCCAAGAGAAATCTGTTACTCCACTGGTAATCCAGTTATTAATATTTCCATTAAATGTTTGTGCTCCACTAAATGTGTATGACATATTGGTAACACTTGAAGTGTCCCATATACCTAAATCACTGAAGAAATTAAGACATGTTTGAAATGTACCTTCCAATGATGTAACATTGGTAGTATCCCAGTTATCTAAATCTTCTACTAAATTAAAACAACCAGCAAAAGTGTAAGATAAATCTGTAATATTTGATACCGCCCAAGTTCCTAATGTACCATTAAATGAGTTTGAACTATTAAATCTAAATAGATAAGCCAAAGATGTACAAGAACTTAAATCAGGTACATCTGTGGTATTGTATATCATGTTTAAACAACCATCAAATCCATGTTCCAAAGTAGTCCATGCACCTGTACCCCATTGGTCAAGTGATGTTACTTTAATACAGTCTAATGTATTGTTAAAATATATTGTTGGGAAAATCCCTGAAATTCTTATTTGATAAACACCAGGTGTTGAATAGATGTGTAATACATTACCTAATGTACCACTAATATTTTCAAAATTACCATCACCCCAATTTACAGTTGCAGAATATCCTGAACCATTACATGGTAAATTAAATGAAAATACATTACTACTTGATTCATTTGTAATATTTGTATTAATCGTAAATCTAAATTCAGCTACAGCCGGTGTGGTTGATGGAGTTGGGGTTGGTGTCTTTGTTGGTGTAGGACTTGGACTTGCGTTTGGAGTCAATGATGGTGTTGGTGATGCGGTAACCGATGGGGTTGCGCTTGGTGTTGCAGTAGGACTTGGTGTTACGGTTGGAGTTGTTGTTGGAGTTACAGAATTTGATGGTGAAGGAAATGGTGTTTGTGATGGTGATGGGGTGACTGTTGGGGTAACGGTTCTTGTTGGAGTAACCGTTGGAGTTGTGGTTGCACTTGGTGTTGGTGTTAATGATGAGGTAACACTTGGAGTGGGAGTTGCAGTTGGAGATGGAGAAGCGAAAGGAGTGGGTGTAGGAGTTGGTGTTGCACCAAAGAATTGTGTAATGATGTCCAACAATGCTCGTTGTTCACCCAAATAATCTGAGAACTTCTTATTGAAAAAATTTCTTGCCATCTTTTACTGTACTATTATATTATTATGTATTTCGTGTATCTGATTAACTGCATCTAATAGATTGATTTCATCACCAATTTTAATGGGATAATCTCTAACAGATTTTAGATGTTTACTTCTATTATAATAAGAAACTTTAATTGATACCAAATCTGTTTGAAAATTTATTTCCATTGATTCAATTTGGTATCCATCATATTCTATTCCTTCGAGTATTAATTTCTTATTTACATTCAACATTAGGTATATGGTGAATTGATAATTTGTGTTGGGTATATATTAATTGTTCTACCACCACTTGATGTAACAGCAAATGAATAAGTTATTACTACATAATCACCTGATGAAGGTGTTTGTGCTATACCTGGAACAGTATCAGAAAAAACTTGTCTTGTACTATTTGCAGATTGGTCTGTGCTTACTGTAGCAATTGTTGCTTGAGAAACACCAGATGAATTTACTCTACATATATCAATATTACGTAATCTTACAAAACCACTACCATTCATATCTATTCTCCATGTCCATGTTCCAGCATTCCAATTTGTGCCAGGTGGTATTTCTAATTTACATTGATAAAAATATATATTAGTTGCAAAATTACCGAAACTTGAAGTAAATTCAGTACTACCAGCGGTTCCACCAACAGTTGCCGTAGTTCTTAATACAGCGGCACCAGCAGTCCTACTTATACAGTTAGCACTATCTGTTAAAGCTGGCGATGGAACATCGTTGGTTTGTTGAAATGATAAAGGAACCGGTGATGGTGAAGGGGTAATTGTTGGTGTGGGAGTAATACTAATACTTGGTGTAGGGGTTGGTGTTACCGATTGTGTCGGAGTAACTGTTGGAGTTGGTGAAGGACTAACATCAGGAGTGGATGTCTCCTTTTCAACGTTCATAATTTGAGAACCCCAAACATTACCTTTCCAAGTTTTCTCAGATAAAGGTTTTAATAATTCTTCTATAGATTGATTAATCTTTGGCTGTTTTTTTGCCATATCAGCCGGTCTCCATTTTTTTCCTCCCCAATTAAATCCCATAATGTTTTCTTAAAATATAAATAATTTTTATTATAGGATAAATAAAAAGGGGGTTTTTTACGCCCCCTTTTCGGTATCCTAATTAGATATCATATTATTCAGCGTTAACGTTGATACCTGTCATCACAGCTGCCAAGGTTGTTGCTACAACGATTTCAGCAGATGGGTTAGGTTCACCACCGAGGAACGTCATGTTTGCACCGTTCGCGTCGTTGTACGCTAATCCTGATAATAACTGACCTGCACTGATGTACAATCCATTTTCGAATCCAACAGCCCAATAACGGTCGTTGTTATCCAAAACAATCATGTACAACGCATTTTGTTTTACCAATTCAAACCATAGATTTCTCAAGGCTTGGTTTAGTTTTGGTAGGTTTACTACCACAGTCGGTTGGAAAACTATAGATTGGTTAGTACCGTTTACCAATACATCTTCAGTTAAAGAAGATGATTGACGTACTAACTCAAACTTATAGAATGTTCCATCACCACTGATTCCAGTGATGGCATCACTTGCATTGTAAGTGATACCAGTAATGGTTGAACCTGAGTCTCCCAAAATCCACAAAGCTTTGATACCACCTGTAGATTCGTTACGACAATCAAGAGTATAACCATTTTCTATAAAACAACTCATAATTTATTTTTGTTAGTTTAATTTAAAGTTTATGCTTATTTGCAGATACAGAATGAAGCTGGGTCGAACACACCGATACCGTAAGTTACGTTAGCCATAATCTTAACGATGTCCTCGAATGGGTCATATACAGACTTCACTGTCATGATTTCAGAGTTCATACCAACCATGTAGTAAGAAGCAGGACCTGCGTAGTAAGCAGATACACCGTCAAGACCTACAGTTGGGATAACTCTTACGTTTGTACCAGGAAGTATTAATGACCATTCTTCACCTGAAGCAGCACCTGCTGCATCAAGAGTAAATAAGTTCACGAATGAACTGTTTCTCATAGAAGCAACCAACGCTCTGTAGTTAGCATAAGAACAGTAAATTACTAAGTCATCTCTGTGCAATACGTTTGCTGGAATGTTTTGGTAGATTGTAGAGAATACATCCAAACCGTTAGATGAAGTTGCACCTGTGTAAGCAATTTGAGTAGCACCGTTACCTGAAGTAATCAATGCACCAACACCATTGAAACAAGCTGAACCATAAGTTCCACCTGTAGCTACTGTGTTGTTCCACAATTGTTTTTCAACTTGGTTAGCGATTCTGTTAGAGATATCTGTCAAGATTACTTCTTCAAATGGAACTGACTCTTGGAAGTTAGCGTTTGAAAGAGACTGTGACAAATATGTGTCATACAAATCGT